ACATCTCCAGAAAAACTGATGATTATAATGACCACCGCCGTTATTCCGTAAGGTATCATTTTTAGGTGGAATTTTAGCTTGCAATTCTTCAATGGACAATGGAGTTTTAGATTTAGATGCTCGCATAGCTTTATTTAATTTGTCAATGTAACCTTGATGATGCTTTCTATGATGAATCATCATAGTCTTTCTATCTATATGAGGTTCTAATCCATTGTAAGGATATTCTAATTTTGGTAAATGGAACATAAATGTTTGTAATAAACTTTTAAACGTTTCTTTATATGATATAAAATATAAAATATAAAATATAAAATATAAAATATAAAATCTAGCCTTTTGTAAAGTTTCGTTTCAAAAGTGCATTTAGTTAGAGTATGCTAATCCACCCATACCACTAATTACTCTAAAAATATTATAATTTAAAGCATATATATTTTGTATTGTAACTGCTGAACTAAAATCTAATGTTGATTGATCTATTCTTGAAAAATTACAAGTCCCAGTTGGTTGATATTCCTCTGGTTCTAGAGCAAATGAATAACAATTTATATTTCTTATCATAGAAGAAGTCCGGGCTCTTTGTAACACAATTCCGTCCTCCTTTACGACTTCTAATTGTAATGTATCATTATTATGAGGAACATCCATTACACCTGTATTTCTTGCAGTGAAAACCATCGAAAATGAATAACGTATACCAGTATCAGCGTCAACCGTTACATTTACTGCCTCTCTTTCTATAATTCGAACCACTGTTGTATGATCCGTGTGGTCACCATCATATATTATTAGTTTATCCCCCACATCTACAAGCATACCATCTACATCATTTCTAAATAAAATAGTTCCGCTTAATCCATCAGCATCTATTGCTATTTTACATTTCGTATTATCCGTAATATCGGTTGCAGTTATTTGTTGAACTGTCGCGGTTAATGTAACTGGTCTATTTAGTCCAACTGGCAAATTCTGTCTTGGTATAGAAGTATGATAATCATATGGTTGATGAATTTGAAAATATTCCTTTTTCTGTGCCTTAAATCGGTCTCTTCCATTTAACTTTATTGTTGCCGATTCTGTTGTAATTGAATTTTCACTTGTCCAGAAAAGTTCTTTAACTGGATGATTAAATGCAAATTTATAAGACAATTTAGAAGTTCCTTCTTCTTTATATTGAACTTGTTCTATTAAATATTCATGTGGCATCTGTGCAAATCGACGTCTCTCATCTGTATCTAAATAAACATATTCACACCATAATTTTATTTCAGCAGCAGCACCTACTTCTGTACTTGTTCCCCAATCAAATACTAATTTAACTTCATGATATTGGAGAGATACAAGTGGTAAAGCAAGACCAGCATTACGACAAAACCAAAATAAAAGAGGAACGTGAACTTCATTTACACCAGTTGTTCCACTTGAACCTATACAACCTTGTAATGATTTTAATCCAACTGATTTTGTTTCCGGACAAGTTAATTCATTCCAAATTTGCATCCATTCGCAAGTATGCTCATCGATTTTTTCACCACCAATTAACACACGAACTTTATTTATTATTTTATCTCCCATTATAATCCCAGCAGTATCAGATGATATATATACTTTTCTCAATAAATCACCGTTTCTTGCTATAATTGCTTCGCCTGATTTAGCAGAACTTTCCAAAGTAGAAGTACCATGAATAAATTGTTCTATTACTTCTGTTGAGAAATTGGTATGTCTTCTATACACTATTTTCCAAAATGTTATTTGAGGATTTCCCGTAATATACACATCTTGAGCACCATTTGCTACTAATTGTAATAATCCTCCACCCATTTTAATAAATATATTTATTTTATAATAAAATAGATTATAATAAATAATAAATAATATATTACTTTATTTCCATATACTTGGTTTCTTTTTATTTTTCCAATATTTCTCTGCTTTCTTTTCCATTTTTAATAATCTTTCATAATAATCAGGAAATTCATCTAAATGTGCTAACGCTATTTTCAATGTTTTCATTAAATCATCATCTGTTACATTTGTTTTCAACATTACAAGTCCGTGTTCCATTTCTATTTTTACACCCATTTTTAATGTATCAATAGATACAACATCTAAATTAACACCTAATTTATCTGCTAATTTCTTTATTTTAGTCTTTGATAAGCGCATATCTAAATTTTTAACAAAAGTTTATCAAAAGTTACAACAAAAATATATAATAAAAATAGATAAAATAAAAAACTTTTGATAATACTTTTCTTAAAAAGTGTATTCACAGCATTGATTTCATTAGTGTTATTTCTCTTTCTTGAGTATCTATTATTTCCTTTGCTAATTTCTTTATTTTCGGATCTTGAGTTCTTGAGTGAATTATATTCGAAGTAGTTAAAGCAGTCGAATGATGACTTATCATACGTCTTAACCATTGTTTATCACCTATTAAAAATTGATTTCTCAATAAAAAGAATGTGATACTTACAGATAATACTACCCCAATTGAAAAAACTTTAATATCAAAATGTCCCATTGACAAATAATGAACTATTTCATGTGCCCATATCATATTAGAAGCCATTAGTAATCCGCCATAAAATAGAGTCTGTGAAAAATATAAATCATTGAATCTATATGCTAATACATTCATAGGATTAAATAACATTCCAAATATAACCATTACTATAAACATTATTATGTGATATTTCAATCCTTTCATAATAAACTTTGAAATTATATAAATTTATATAAAATATATGATAAAAAAAACATTTGATAACACTTTTTAAAAGTTCATTTAGTTACTGTATGCAAGACCACCCATACCACTCATGATACGAAGGACGTTGTAGTTAAGAGCGTAGATTGCTTCAACTTGTTGAGCAGCACTTAATTCGAGTGTAGCAGTGTCGATTCTGGAGAAGTTGCATGTTCCAGATGGTTGGTGTTCTTCTGGTTCCAAAGCGAAAGAGTACATGTTAATCTTGCGAGTCATGGAAGAAGTTCTGCAAAGTGCGTTTCTTTGACGTGCAATAATTACAATTCTGCAACTATCAGCAGCAGCAGGATTTGCTGGGGTTATGTCACGATCAAATGTTAAGTATTCTTCGTCAACAGCTGTATAAGCAATAGAAGTTACTCTTGCTACAGTTGATGTCACACCTCCATTTATTGCTACAGCAGCACCTTCCATTAAACTTGAATCAACAAACGTAATTTCGACTAAATCTCCAACTTTAACAATTTTATTGCTTTCGCTTGGAGTAGTTCCAGCTACGACACTATCGTTAAAAATACCAAGTTTATTGTTTTCTCCATCAACAGAACCTACTTTTCCAGCTGTTAAGGCAACACTACCGTGTCCGTCTGCGGCGTATGCACCAGCTACAATATTATCACCTGCTGCTGTGTATGCGACTTCTAATGGCGTAGCAAGCAATTCTGGAGTTTGGACAACTGGTAAATTTTGTCTTGGGACAGCGGTGTGGCAGCACATTGGTTGTTGAAGACGGAAGTATTCTTTTTCTCTTGCGGCGAATCTGTCGTGTCCGTTAAGTCTTAATTTCATAGTTTCAGTGGTGAGAACATCAGCATCAGTCCAGTAAAGAGCTTTGACTGGGTGGTTAAGAGTCAATTTGTAGGAAGCTTTGGAAGTTCCTTCAGTTTGGTATTGAAGTTGTTCAATCAAGTATTCGTGACTGACTTGAGCAAATCTGCGGCGTTCGTCAGTGTCAAGGTAGACGTAGTCGCAGTAAACTTTGGCAGTTTGATTTCCATCACCTGCAGTTCCCCAGTTGAATACAACTTTGACTTCGTGGTATTGAAGAGCAATCAATGGAAGAGCAAGACCTGGGTTGCGGCAGAACCAGAATTGGAGTGGGATGTGTGTAGCGTAGACACCAGTTCCAGAAGAACCTTGGGTTCCACTGACACCAGTCATAGCACGGTAAGCATCAGCTTTGGAGTCTGGGGTGGTAAGTTCAGCCCATAATTGCATCCATTCTTTGGTGTGTTTGTCGATTTTTTGTCCTCCGATTTGAACTTCAACATCAACAATAGCATTATCACCTTGACCTGCAAGTGCTCCAGTTGATACGACGTGAACTCCAGATAATAAATCACCATTTCTTGAGATAGTGACGGTTCCGCGGTTTCCGTTATTTAAAGTGCTGGATCCACTGATGGTTTGTTCAATGGATTCACGAGCGAAGTTGGTGTGGCGTCTGTAGACGACTTTCCAGAAAGTAATTTGTGGATTACCTGTAAGGTAAATATCTTGTGCGCCATAGGCGACTAATTGCATAAGTCCTCCTCCCATGTTATGATATGTATTTGCTTATTAATTAGTTTATAATAAATAGCAAGAAAATAATTCCGGAAAAAATAAACATACTTGTTATAAAAAAGTATTAGTTTTAACAAAACGATGAAAAATATAAAATATTATAAGACTTAAAAATAAAACAGATAATATAAATATGTTTTTACAATGAACAATTTTACAACTGAATTATTAAACAATACTATTTCAACTAATTCTTCTCCAAATTATTACGAAATATTAATAGTTATACCAATTTTACTTTTATTATTAATAATTTTACTTGGTTATAAAAATAATAGAATTAAAACAAAAAAAATTTACAAAAAAAATCAAATTATACCTGTATAAATTATTTTCCAATAAATGCTTTTGGATCAACACAGCTAAATAATTTTGCGCAATTTAACATATCTTTACAAGAAATTTGGGGCACTTGTTCAAAATTGCGGTTTTTCAAGAATTTGCGCATTTCTTTCAATAAACGCCAGCAGGTAATTGTGTAATCAAATTTATCTAATACATATAATAAAGCACTTGTCATAGCACCACTATATTCTTTTGAGTTATTAATATCATAAGCATCACTACTTGTTTGGTCATCACGGCATCCACTAATCATAATACAGTTACATTTGACGCGACTTTTAGGATTTTCAATAACATTTTTATTTCCAGACACGTATCTATATGGTAAATCTAACATAGTTTCACTGTGACAAGCATCCACAATAACAACAACTCTTGTATTTGGATGTATTAAACTCAAAATATTATTCAAATGATCATCTGAAATCAATCCACTTTCATTATAATCAAGAGGAACTAAACATTCATCCTTTCCATCATCTTCGTCGTCACTTAAGTCTCTTATATAAGTTCCGTGACCGCTGTAACTAATCCATATTTCTTCTATGTTTTCTTGATATGTTCTTTCAGATAATTTAATTAATTGTGCCAACATATTTCTTGCGGTTGGTTTTATTTCACTGTCATCTGTCATATATAATATATCTTCTGGGTTGTATCCATATACATCTTCCAATACTTTACCTGTACTAACAACGTCGTTAATACATCCTCCTAATTCAGCACTTGAACCTCTATAATTGAGACCCATTAATAATGCGAGTTTTGTCATTTTCACTTAAATATGTATTTTATTATAATAATATGTAATTTATAATACAACTCGAGAAAGTAATTATGACACCTTAAAATAAAATAACAGAAATTTAAATTTAAATTTATATTTATATTTAATACGGTTTCAAAGTACGATTCAACTATTCGAATTATTCAGAATCAGCATCTGCATCAGTTTCATTTTTTACTTCGGTTTTAGAACCTTCTTTCTCATTTATGAAAGACAGATTAAATAGGTCTTTTACTCCATTTGCGAAAATGTCTTCACTAAACAAAGGAACATCTTCGTTATTGTCATAAGTAGTGTCTGCTGTGGATTTATTTTGTTGACTTCTACGCCAAGTTGCTTGTTGTATGTTTTCCAAAACTTCTTCTACAGTTGGAAGTCCTGTGTCAGGTTCAGATTGTTCAGCATTGACTTGAAATCGTCGGCGATCAGAAGCAGTACACGATGTCTGTCTCTCCATTTGCGAGAATTGAAATTCACCGTCATCAGTCTCAATTGAACGCTGGATCGCCATTCCCAGATTGGAGAAAGCGGTTTGTGTAAGTTCTGGATTCGGTGAAAACTGCATACAGGCATCCGGCGAAATACCAAGTGTTGAACCAGTATTTCTTGCATTTATGTTTGCTCCAATGAAAATGTATTCCATTCCTGTATTTTGATGACTTTCAATTTCCTTTTTCAAATCCGTATGGGTCATGGTGGATTGATTATCTTCGCCGTCTGTTATAATCACCATAAATCCACGTGAATTCAGTTGCCCTTGTTTCTCTTGAAGTTCGGTTGTGTAAATTGCTGCCTGATGAATTGTATCATACAAACTTGTCCATCCGCGAGGTTCAACGCCATCCTTGATGATTTGGTAATGTTCTTTGGTAAGTTTGGTCGGGTCAGATGGAATATCCAATCGTTCAATTGTGTCGTCAAAGGTGAAAATGGTGAGACATAAGGACATGTCTTGTTTTTCTGCAAACTGTGCTTTTTTCTCAATACAACTACGGATTCCTTCGAATACGGCAACTCCGCAAGACATCATAGATCCAGAGCGATCCACGACAAAAGTCAAGTACAAGCTTTTTTTATCATTGTTTGTTTGTGCCATTTTGAATGTAAGTTTTATGTAAATACGAATATGAATATGAAAATGAAGTATAATATATTTAAAATGTGTGTTTAAATTAAACTTTGAATTATTTTAATCAAATTTTTTATTATACATAGAGTTTAATATTTTTGAAATCATATTTTTAATAGAATAATTAATGTTGAATATGTATCCTATACATATATAAAAATATTCTACCGTAATAATTGGTTCAAAATATAAAAACTTTTCAAAAACATAGTGATTGTAATCATTACATTTCACATTGCAATTTTCTTTACTATTCAAAATACATTTTGGAAAATTTTCATATAAGGTTTGCAATGTATAAAAACGATGTTCATCTAACCACTGTTCTAAATTTTCAATTTCAAAACCTTCATCGTGTCCATCATTCTCATCATCATCTGGAAGTCTTCTTAATTCTTCTTTGTGATTTTCTAAAATTTGAAATATAGCACACATTCTATATGGCCATTGTTCAAATAAAACAACTAATTTTATCAATATTTTCAAAGTATAAATTGTAACAGGACTAGATTTATACCAACCAACAATACGATCGCCTAAAATATTTTTTATCATACCATATACGTTTATGATACGTTTGTTTCTGCGACAATTTCCATCAAAAAATTGGGCGATTTCGTGAAAATATTTAGATTCTTTGATTGATAACATACTTTGTGAATGAGCATATAAAGAACCCCGGGCTTTTTTAACAGTTCTAATAATTTTTTCAAAATCTAAATATAATGTTGTTAATTTGTCATGTATAGGTGAAAAACGAATATTATTTGTATTAATGAATTTTTTAAAATATCCATAGAATTCTATAATTACGTCATTTAGATTATTTTGAAGCATTAATTGTGTTTCCCGATTTCGTCTATTTTGCATAAATATTCCAACTGTATAATAATCTACGTCACTCGCACCACGTTCTTTTATACGATTGAAAAGACTTTGTATTTCACTTGTAAATATCCCTTTTCCAGCATTATTTTCGGCTCTGTCAATAATAATATTTTTCAATTCACCAATTTTACTTTCTTCTAATATATCACTATTTGCAGACAAATATTTAGTTAATTCGTGAGATATATTAAATTTTTCAAAAGGTGCTGATACATCATCAATTTTCATCAGTTCATTTTTATTTTTCAAATGACGTAATATATTAAGAAGAAATTTGAATATATTTGCTGTATCAGTAATTTCAAAAATATATTTAGAATCAAAAAATGTTCCATATTCATTTATAAGATACGTATAGATAGATTTTATATAATCAATTTTATCATTATATGATAATTTATTATTTCCAATTTCAAAGATTGTTTTTTTAGGATATTTTTTTAATTTGATATTTTTGAAATATATATTATTTTTTACAAAATAGATGCATAATTCAAAAAGTTTATTCAAAACCTCTTCCTTTTCTCTTATTAGAATTTGTATAATACCATCTTTAACTTGTGGAGAAGCAATTGGAATACTGAATGGGATTTGAATTAATTTGTCTAAATATTCAAAACCAGTTATGTCACAATTATGGAAAACATCGTGATAAGTAGATTCTATAGATTTCACTATAATACGAGGGTCAATTGTTATAAATGTTAAAAATGGATAATCTAAATTTGAAAGAAGTAACATTGTCGCATCTATCATATCTACGATTTTATGCGGAGGACACCGATCAAGATCATCTATAAATACAGCGAATTTTGCTCGTTTCATTTTAACAAAATCGCATATTAATTCTAATTCATCTCTAACGTCACCCATAAACCCTACTTGTTCAGCTATATTTTTGGCACTTTTCATAATTTCGTTACCTTTATCTTTACACAAAGTAATAATTAGTTGTATAATAGATGGTATGATAGTCGCAATAGTGAGTCCAAATGCGGAATAAATGGCTACTTCTCCAAATAGATCTACAAATCCATCTTCTGTAAGGATTGCTGTCAATAAAATAGTGAATATAATAAGTGAAATAAATCGTAAAATACCGTATAATATGGAGCAAATTATCTTTTGTTTTGAATTTGAACGGAATGGATATATTAAAAATCTGAAAAATCGCAAAGATAAAAATCCATATTTGTCTTCAACTTTTGTATGTATTTCTTTTATTAATCCAGCCCATAGAACATCTGAAAAACTGTAACTCCATGCATTAAAATCAATTAATATATATTCATAACCAGGGTTATGTTCATTTGAATAAGTATTACATATACATTTTCGTTTTAATTTGTTTCGTTCTCGTTCTATTTTGGAATTTATATTAATTTCAATGTATTCTTTTATTTTACCTAGAAGAAAACTTTTTCCAGTTCCCCAACTTGAATAAATACCAACAGTTATAGGTAATGCAATTTTGGAATCAGATAACATAGAACCAAATGCTTCAGCATAATCGGTATAATTTAATCCATCTTCACCAGTTGGTTGATCATTAATAACACTTGTTTGTCTTCTTTTTTTTTTATTTCTATTTTTATTTGGTAAATTTCCTAATAATTCAAATGCCATATCAATCTTTGTTTCACGTTTATCACATTTATCACGTTTCATATTTTTGAATAAAATAAAAGACTGTATATATAAGAGAATTTTAGGTTTAAATTTTATATTTGAACTTTGAACTTTGAATTTTGAATTTTGAATTTTGAATTTTGAATTTTGAACTTTATGTTAAGAGCACCATTAAATAGTTGCATACATCTTTCAAATGATAAAAATGCAAATAAATATGATAAAAATATGACATTCAGTGGTTATAAGAAAACACAAGCGTTTCAGCAGCTAAAAAAGAGTATTTTAAAGGGAGAAGTGGATAAAGCGTGTTTTTGGGCAGCTGAATTAGACGCATCTTTTTATACAGTTGAGGTGTGGGATAAAATACTTTTATTTGCTTGCAAAGAAATAAACTATGCAAATCCTAATCTACCGACCTATTTGTATAAATCTTACCGTGATTTTCGCAGAATTTCACATAATTGGTCCAAAAAAGAGATGTGTAATAGTCAAGAATTAAGAAATCGTTTATGTGAAT